GCGGCTCCCTTCTGCGCGATGAGACCCCAATCAGCCGGATGGGTGTCGGGCTGGTTTCCCGTGTTGCTGCTGATCAGCGAGATGTAACTTGAGCCGCTGTACGAAACGCCATCGTTCAGAGCGTAAGTGGTGCCAGCATTGTAGGCACCCTGCCACGAGATGGTTGCTCCTGATGCGTTTATCGTCGTGACTCCCAAAAAGTTTGAGACGGTGATGTTGGTGCCCTGCTGGATGTCCAGCTTAGTCTGATCTGAGTTCGTTGTGCCGTTGGTCTTGAGGGTGATTGAGCTACCACCGCCAGTGCTGCTGCCCACCGGGACGACGTTGGTTCCATCGCAGTAAATCAGTGTGTACGCCGCAGTCGCACTGTATGAGACGGTCACGCCAGTGCCGCCTGAGGTCTTCACGATCAGGTTCTTGGCAGCGGTGGTGTTATTCCAGACCGCGTATGTTTTCTTGTTCGTCGGGATGACGATGTTCCGGTCAGCCGTCAGCGGGACACTTGCTGTGAAATCGTAGGCATAATACGCCAGAGCCTCATTCGGGATAGCCGACAAGTTGAGCGTGTAGTCGGCGTCGGTCATCGTGTGCGCCAGCTTGGAGCCGAGCGCACCATCGAAATCATCGAACGCACCGTTGACGGTGACTTCTGGTTGTGACTGTGCGGCCACTACATAGGGCACGCCAAGATTTGCTGTAAACATAATTGCCTCTTCTTTTAAATAGTTAGATAGTCGTGATCGGCGTAGGGAAACCGCGCCCCACCTGAACCGAATTTTGATAGATGATGACGTGCACCGGATTACCGGGGGTGAGTCCATCGCTCGTCTGGTTGGCAGCCGAGTACAGCACATGCGGAAATGCGGGGCTGACCCAGTTGATTCCGCTGTTAGGCACGACGCCAGCAAATGTTCGGAGAACATTCCCGCCGCCGTCCACAATCACTACGTCGTAACTCTCCGCGTCCTCTGCCAGCGCGAGGATGCCGCCAGCGATGTTCTTCGCGCCTAGTCTGGTGCGACGCTGCCACTGGATGGTCAAGTTGTTCGAGCCATCGCGGGAACCAGTGATGTGACATGGTGCATAGGGCTTCAGATCGCGTCCAGCCAGCGCCAAAGTTTGAACAATGCCAGTGCTGTTCTGGTCCGCACCCAAAGTGATGGCTTTGTAATACCGGACCTGATTCAGCAGAGCCAGAGCCTTCTGTTCGTGTAACAAGCCACCTTGGATGAGCGGGAACAACACTCGCTCGCCTAGACCAGCGGTGCCGCACGCCCACTCGGTGCCGCGTCTTCCACGCAGCAAGCTGTCCAGCGTATAGGTGCCATCGCTGTTAAGCGTTGCATTCTGGAACTGAATGATTTCGAGGCTCGGGTACATGATGGCGACGTTCATCCCATTGAGGACGTTCAGAGCCGTCGTGCTGCTTGGGTTGCTGCCTTGTGCCATGCGGACGGTCAGTGTGCTGACGTAGTCCCAGCCCCACGGATTGGACGGCGCAGCCAGCACATTCTGGGAGATGCCGTATGCCATCGGCGACAGGCTTGCTGCTACATTGCTCCAAACTGCCGCATCGCTTGATGTGTATAGCACGGCTCCGCGCCAGCTTCCATTGCTCTGCGGGTCCATGCCGACATAGAAGCCAAGGTTGCCAGCCGCATCTGCATCCACGTCACGCAAGTACGGTATGTCCAAAAGGAACAGCAACGTCTGAGCCAAGCCCACGATAGTCTGCCCAACAAAGCCTGTGCCCCCATTCCCCGACGCCAGCGAGTAGTAGTTGCCCGAATCCTCGCTCTTCAATTGCATGGCTGTGGCGAAGTTCTGTCCCAGAGCCGCGTCCGTGATGCGGGCGGTCAGCAAGCTGCCGTCGTAATGAAACTGCACCACATCGCTTGGGTCGAGCAGCATCCAATATGCTTTCCAAAGGTTGGTCTTATACGCACGTCGCTCAGCCTCCGCACTCCACATAATTCTGTCAGCCAAACGCAAAGCATCGCTTGGTGTCATGACAAGCGGCAGCGAAAGCGAGGTCATGTTGATCGTCTTCTTGGTGCGGGAGTGGCGGATGCGCTTCTGATGGTTCTGCTGGTAGTCGATGTTGGGGTCAATGAAGATGACGTCAACATCCTTCGGGATGTCCTGCTCCTGCCCGATGGTTTCTTCCAGCTTTGCCTTGTCAGCTTCCAACCCCAGTTCGTATTCCGGCAAGGTTGCGACCGACGTTTGCCCACGGGGGACGAACTGAAGTTTGAAGTCAATCTCCCGAGCGTCGAAGAACAAAGCCTGCGCTAGTGCGGTGATCATGTCCTTGCCGTTTTGCAACTGGGCCACTGGGTACCCAAGGATGCTTAACTGACTCAGAAGCGACACGTCGATATTTGCGTCCGCAATACCAGCCGTCTCGCAGATCGCCCGGACGATCAGGTCGGCGCTATAGCCAGTTGTGCTTAGGCGATCAAAGTAGTAGCGATGGAGGGCATAGGTGGTGGAATAGGTTCCCACTGCGGTGTTGAACGACAACAGCGAATTGGCTCTGCTCTCGTAAATGTTGCCACGAATGGGAGCCGTAGTAGGATGAAGCGCAAAAGCAGTCAGGTCATACTGAGTGACCAAGCTGAAGTCACTCGCGTTGTACACAGTCGCGATTGCATTGTCCGCCACCGAGGGTGCCCAGACGACCCCATTCTGTACGTGACCCTTGTGGTCTGCGACCACGCTATCGTTTGAACCGGAGAACGGATTGCTGAATGCGAGCCAGTTGTTGGCTCCGATGCTCTGGCCCAAGTTCCAACCTGCGCTAGTGACCCAGAACTGCGGATCACCTGAACCGCCGATGGTTTCGAGGATCGCACCGGAGTCGGCATCAATGCGCAAAAATGCGCCTGTGTTTGTGTAGACGATCAGAGTATTGTCGGTGACGTTGTAGAGCATGGACTGCCCGATGCCCACGCTGGAATCGCCCTGATACGCAAAGCGAGTGACACCCACGTACTGCGGCCCAAGTGGGACAAAGTGCGACGTGCCGCCCTGAAGGTTTACGCGCCAGATGTACCAGTCGCCATAATATCCAGTCGGATGGCTGTCGTGGACGCCAGTGCCGATGAAATACGCATTCGCATTGTTATCGCACACTGGGTAGTTCTGCCAGAACAGTGCGATGGTGGTCGAGTCTGCTGGCAGGAATGGAATCCTGAAATCGGTGCACACACCGACCAACGACGCATCGCGAGTGCGGATGGCGAACATCTGATTGGAATAGCCGCTGTTGCCCGTCAACAGAAGCGAGCTTCCATCGGGGTTCACGAGCATGTGGGCATACGCCGGAGCCGAATATGCGTAAAAGCCGTCGCTCGTGTAGCCCGACAGATTCACTGAAGCGAGTGCCTTGAAACTCCAGCCATCAAATTTGATGTAGCTCGCCACGCCACCAATGAGGCCGTAGGACCAGATATAGCCGTCATTGTCCACCGCAAGCGTAGATGGCTGGCTGTTTGGTGAATCGCCTCCGGTGTAGAACGGCAGGGTCGTTATGTCCAGCGTTCCGCTTGCGACCTTGGTGTTAGAGTTCAGATCGTAGCGGGTGATATGCCCACCGCTGCCGAGCAGAAATGCAGTCGCGTCCTGTGGATCGGTGACGCAGTAAAGCGGAATATTGGCGTTGAACTCCCACGGCACACGCACTAAGGGATGCGAGGTTTGAGCATTGCTCGTGACTTCGGCGCGGATGTTTGGCAGACGGTTGCCGAAGTCGGCAAGCGGGAATTGATCCCACACCGCATAGCACGTATCCCTGTAGGCTGGCGTAGTGTTCGCGGCGTCCTGCGATGTCATGAACGGATCGGCGGTCTGCGTGGCGGTTCCCGGATACAACGTCGGAACCACGGTCAGGTCTTTAGCGATCTGACCCGTGCCAGTCGTATCGTAGATTAATTTCGCGTCACCCCAGATGCGAGTGATGCCCGCCGGCCCTTGGCAGAAGGCTGCTGCGAACGAGCAGAAATACGTGTAGCTTGTCTGCGAGACCGACGGCCCGCCTTTGGCAGACTGGTTGGTCGTGGTAGTGACTTCCTTAATTCCTTTGCTCCAGATGATCTGACCACCGAGACGCATGGTGCCCCATAGCCGGGGGATTACAGTTCCGGGGGCAGAGGACGATACTTGGAGATCGTTTACTCGCGGCCCGAAGGTCTTGGTGCCCTTCGCGGGGAATGCGATGGTGCCGATGATGCCCCCCGCCAGTGCTCCAAGCTGTGCGCCGAAGGCAACGGACAGCCCACCAGTCTCGAAAGCCAGTGCCGCTCCGATGATGGTTCCAGCTATTGTGAGTGCAAGTCTTGCCATTAGTCCTCTACCTCTGGAAACGCAAAGCAGCCAGCGATGCGACGACGCCACTTGGCGTCAATGGAGTGCTCTATCGTTTTGTTCATCATGCCGGAGTAAGCGTGGATGATGGTCAAGCCGTTCGCATCTTCGCCCACGATTCCTACGTGGCAAGGTGCACTCTCGACCTTCATTGAGATAACGTCACCCGGCTTCATCTCACGCACTGGTTTCTGCACCAAGTGCTTTTGGCACATGCGGTGTACGTGATTGCCGTCGGGTTGCGGCGAATAGCTCGCGTACAGTTTGCCGTTCATTGCCAGACCATCCTTATCCTTGAGACCCAAGTCCCCCGCAACACAGAGCGGAATGCCAACGCAGTCGATACCCAGCCCCTTGATGCGACCTTGGTGCACAAAAGGTGTATTTAAGTAGGTTCTGGCGCAAGCCACTACTTCTGTTCTTGTTGGCATCTTTGTCTCCGTAATACCCAAGCCGCCCGCAGTTTCTCCCGCGTTGCTTCTGAATGGCCTTTGCAAGGCACAAGATTTGCCGAGCCGTCGTGAGGATGTTTGACCGCCGCTCTTGCTTTCTTACCGTGCTCACTCCGCTGTTCAGGCGTCAAAGAAGCCTGAAATTCATTGAGATGCTTACGAGCACTTGCTGATAGTTTTGCCGAGTTGCGCTTCATTCCACGATGAGCAGCCGCAACCTTTGCAACTATCTCAGCGGGAGTCTTCGATCCCTTATTCCAACCACCCGTTCCCGATACGGCTCCACCATCCCCACCTTTCGTCTGGTTGTATCCGTTCCCTCTGACATTGGTCTTCAATCTTGCTATCCACCACCTCTCTACTTCATTAGCTTGTGCATGATTCAAGCCTGATTCGATTTCCGAGACCACAAAGTTCATGCCCCCGTACTTACGAATTGAAGCGAGCAGATATGAAGCGTGTCCTCGTCCCGCAACATGTGCCGCCCAACGCTCAGCCACGGTTAGCGAGGTCTTTCCGATGTATCCTTTGCCGTTGCCTAAGTTCTGCACGAAATAGACGCTATGAGTTGCCATTGCGATATTCCTCGAAACTGATTTGTCGCCCATCGGCGAAGTGAACCATCGGCACGACGGGATGATTGAGGCAGCCGCGACGCGGACCGCGTTCTTCCCACTTACCATCGGGCAGTTCCCATGCGTCGCTGCATTCGTTCGCCACAGGCTCCGTCCTGCACGTATCGCACGTGAGTGCATTGGACATATCGAGTTTGAGTAATCTTTCAGCCATTAGCCTGTCGCGTTGGGGTACTGGAGAATCGAGTCCTGCCCCGGAATCTTCTCGAAGCCTCGAAAGTTGGCGAGGTTGTTGAATTTGGTGAAGCAGTCAGTCGAGTTGTGAGCACATCCGGGAGAAATGTGGAACGTGTCTCCAGCGGTCGGTGCCACGAACATTGCATTGTCCAGCGTCAGCCTCAGGCCATCCCACATCCTGATCTGGTACGACAGACCGGAGTTGACGCCGCTGGTGAAGGTCATGATGCCGTCGTCGTAATAGCCAGCCTGCCAAACGGCGGCTGCGTTGGAGATTAGTGCGTCAATCGTCCACGTGCCGTTGTTGCCGGGAGATGTCATCAGCGTGATTACGACGGAGGAGCCGACTTGGGGCGGCGGACCGGATGTCAGAGTGAAGGTGTACGTCGTGGTGGCTCCATCCGAGTGTGCGTCCGTAATATTAAGGATGGTGCCGCCCGCGATGGTTCCAACTCCGGACTGACCGGAATTAGTAATGCCACCCGCGTTCGGTACGGTGAAGGTGCCTGAGGTCAGCGTCGTATAAGAGCCTGCGGCTCCAGTCAAACCGGGTGCTGGCTTGAAGTTGTGCGCGTCTATTGCCGTTCCCACCGAACCGTTCTCGACTGAGACAACTACGGTGCAGCGCGAGTCGCCTAGTTCCGCATCACATCGTGGTCCATAGGTTCGACCTTGGAGAATCTGAAGTTTGTTCGTGAGCCCCAGAAGCTCGAAAGTCACAAGACCATTTTTCAGGGTCATGTTTCCGAGGGTGCCGTATCGCACTCTAATCTCGCCCATCGTCAAGTCTGCCCAGTTGCAAACGCGAATCTCGACCGCCGTGGCGTCCCAAATGCCAAAGCGAATGTCCTCTTCCCGGATGGTCTCGGAGTCGATAAAAGCCGTTGCCTCGGAGTTGTCCACGCTGAGGTCGGATTTGTTTTCTGTAGCTGTGGGGGCGAAGCCAACGGCGGCGATGTAGGTGTAACCCAACGGCGGACTCAATGAGCCATCGGTAAACACATCCTGATAGTCGCTCGTATCAATATCTTGGTCGTGATCGGTGAAGGTAAATACCGTCCCATCCTTGCGCGTCATCTTGTACAGACGGCAGATGGTAGTCACATCACCCGCAAGGTGCGCCTTCATCGCTGTGGTTGCTGATTTCATTTAGCCTGCGCTCTGTCCGAGGACGATGCGAATCTCCTTCAAGGTAATGCCCGTGACCGTGATGATTAGACCGCTGGCCTCGGGAGTTTCGATCTGGCGCTGCATGTTGTCCAAGTCGAAGCGCACCGGGTAGTGGAACTGGAAGTCTGCGGTGATGATCTTGGTGGGAGCCGGGATGTTGGCATTGTTGAAGGTGATAATCCCGGTGGTCTCGTCCAGCGTGTAGTTGTTCGAGCCCATCGTGTGGTAATCGCTGGAGTGCGTCTGCAGCGTGCCATCCACGTAGACATTGACCGTGTTCGCCAGAACGGTGCCAGCGAAGTCCACGACTTTGCTCGTAACGGGCTTCTGAATCGGACGGATGAACTCGTCTGCGCTGATAGGGAAGGTGTAAGCCTTCTGCAACTGGAACACTTTGGTCGATCCGTCGCCAGTGGCTTGATACTCCGCGACCGTGAGGTAGTCCGAGTGATCCTTCAGCCTGAAGCCATTCGCCATGCCGCGAGCCGCATGAAACATAGCGAGCAGTTGGTCGTAATCAGCTTGCGTTTTGTGCTCAAAGCCAACCGTCCAACTACCACGAGACTGGCTCCAGTTCTGGTTGCGCTGCTCGTAGCCCGAGAAACCGGAGTTGACGTTCGTGAAGTAGGCTGGTCCGCCTTGAGCGGTCAGAGCCAACTTCGTCGGGAATTGCACTTCGATAAAACTCATAAATTATGCTCGCGATCTGGAGAATGCAGCGCCAGCCTGACGGTGTAGCTCAGCAGCCACTTGACTCTTGCTACGCATGAAGCTGTCGGCATCTTGAGCTTGGATATTGACCGTCTGGTGGATCGTGTTGCCCGCCGCCGTCGCTATCTGCGGAACAATGGTGCCGCTGCGTCCGGGGATGAATAACTCGGGACGTTTCTCGCCAACGATGTAAGCCTTGCCCGGCGTCACGTCGCCACCTACCTCTTTGCCACCGCCGAAGCCGCTGAACAGCGAAGCAAGTAATCCGCCGCCCCCGCCGCTGCTGTCATTGCTACCGAAAAGACTGCCGAGCAGGTTCTTCATCAATCCCTTGATGGCAGCGTTCAAGATGGTGGACTCCATGCTGTCGAAGAGACCCTGCCAATCGGCTTTGCCTTTCACGACCATATCGGTGAAGTTCTGCGCGATGCCGTCCAAGCCTTTGTTGACGACCGTCTCCATCGTTTGACTCATGGTGGGAACCGAGGCAGCGAAGTCTGCGAAGCCAGCCTTCATGCCATCGGAAGCCGCGCCCGCCTTGGCCTTCAGGTCTTCGTAATCTTTCTGCAACTTCAGCATCGTCTGGTGGTATTGCTCGTCTGATAGACCAAGCTGCTGCCAGTTGTTCTGTAAATAAATGATTTCGTCGTTCAACTTGGCGAGTTGCGCCGGGTCGAACCCCGACACCTGTGCCGACTTGAGAACATCGCCCTTGATGGTTTCTGCCTTCAAGCGGGCGACAGCATCCCGCATCTTGTCGATGCCAGCCGTCCCCGGAGGAAGATCATTTATCAGCCTCTGAAGCTCGGCATCCAATTTCCCGAACGGATTGCCGGAGACCAGCGCGTCGTTTTCCGTTTTGAGCGTGGTGATTTGCTGACCAATCTTCGTTAGCGAATCTGTGACTGCCTTGTTCGCAAGCGCCGTGTTGTAACGGTTGACGCCAGCGGTCGCCGCATCCAGTTCAGCTTGCAGCTTGGCGATAATGGCTCCAAGCTGTGCCTGCTTCTGCTGACCATCCTGCGTCGTGACGTTCAGATCGGCGTAAACCTTCAGCATCTCGCCTAGCTTGGCTTTGAGTGGATCGAGCGTGGCGAGTGCCTTCTGCTGCTCCTGTGCAACCTTGCCCTGAACCTGTCCTTCGTTCTCAAGCGCAGTCGCCTGCTCGGTAATTTTCGTGGTGAAGCTCTCGAATTGTTTCTGATCGGCGGCAGCAGCCTTGAATGTTTCCTGCCATAGCGTGGCTTCCTGAATTTTCGGAATAGCGGCAGCGAGCGCATCCTTGAATGCCTTGGTGCCCGCGACTTGCTTGTCTTTCGCTTTGGCTTCCAGTTCCTCGATCTGTCCCTGAGCATCTTGCTGGGCAGCCGCCTCAATTCCAGCCGCCGTACTGTCGCGCATCGCTGCAGCGAGTTCCTTGTTGGCTTGAGCCTGATCCTTAATGACCTGTGCATTGACGAAACCGACATCGGCGGGTTTGCCGGAGGGAGCCGGACTGCCGCCAGTCTTTGCCTTTTCCTCGGGCGGAAGAGCGGCTTTCCAAACATCTGCAATACCACTGATGCTGCTCTTTATGCTGTTGACCGCATCCCCGAAATCGTTCTTCGCCACGCTTGCGGCGGTGTGCGCTCCATCGGAAGCAGCGTGCCATGCGCCTGTCCAATCGAGATTCTTTATCTTGACTGCGACGTTCGCCGCCGTGCTGCCGACTAACTGAATCTCTTCGACGGCGAGCACTACTGCCTTGTAAAGAAGAGACAGTGCTTCGCCGATGATCTGAAACAAATTGAGCGTAACTTTGGCGACATTCGCAATGCCATCCACGAAGGACTTGATGCTGCCCTGATTTTCCTCAAAGAATGCGATGAACTCTTTCGCCGCGACATTGAGCGCGGGCACCAAGTCGGAAACCAATTCATTCTCCACGCCTTGAAATGCCGCTCCCATCAAGGTCATGTTCTCTTTGAGTTCGGCTGAGGATTGAGCCGTTGGGCCGTCAACGACCGCGTTGAGCTTGGTGAAGTGACCTTCAAGTTCGGCCATCTTCGCCCCACCCTCATCGAGAAGTGGGATCATTTCAGCGCCAGCGCGACCAAAAAGTTTGATAGCCTCAGCCGTCTTCAACGGACCATCGGGCATGGCTGCAAACTTTACCGAGACATCGTTGAAGATTTCTGATGCCGAGCGCATCGAGCCATCGGCGTTCTTAACGCTGACACCAAGCTCGGTGAAGGCATTGCTTGATTTGGGGCCGGATGCGGCGGCAGCGACCGCAGCCTTATCCAGCTTTTCCATGGCCTTCGCCATGGAATCAATGCTGATTCCCTTTGTGGATGCCACATCACCGAGCAGTGAAAGTTCCTGTACGGATACGCCTGTGGACTTGGAAAGTTCTTCCAGCTTGGCTGCTGCTTCGGAAGCATGAGCAGCAAGACCAAGTACCACCGTGCCAGCAGCAAGACCGACCGCGCCGACGCCAGCAATGCCGAGACCTACAGCACCGAATGCACCACCCAGTGGCCCGAGAGTCGTGAGAATGGAACTGGCGGCAGCGCCTACGCCAGAAAATGCAGCGCCGATGGTTTGACCGATGGCACCGAGCGGTTCCAGAAGTTTAGAAGCCGCTTCGCCCATTTCGTTAAACGAACCCTGAATTTCCTTGGCTGAGGCTTTGGCTTGGCGGGTGGCGGCATTCATCCCCTGCTCGAACGATGCCGTGTTCGCCAGCAGCCGGACTATGATGTCTCCGAGAATGTTAGCCACAGCCTTATACCCTTTCCCTGATTACTTCGCCCGGCGTGTATTTGAAGACGCTGGAAAATCGTCTGTTGAAATCGTTAATTTCGGCTCGTTCCTCATCAGTCAGCAGCTTGTGCAATTCACCGCGTTGTCGTGCGAGAATCCATTCCCTCATGCTCATCTGGGGCTTCTTAGCACCGGGCAGGAAGTCCGCTGGACTCCAACCGTCCGGCTTTTCGTCTCTGCTCAAATGGCAGTTCGCCAGCATCGCCAGAATTTTCGCCGTCTCGATTTGCATCTTCCGGTCACGTGCCACAAGACGATCCACCAGAGCAGCGAACTCGACCGGAGGCATGTCAAGAAACTGTTCTCGGGTCAATCCGAGGTCAACGCGAGCGAGCGCCCAGAGGTCGAGAAAACTTACTTCGACTCGGGCGTCTGTCCGTTTGGGTCAACTTCCCCCTCAGCATCTTTGGGCTTCGGAAAATAACTCTTCAACGTCTCTACCAAAGCACGCTCGATAGAAGCGGCATTGCTAAAGTCCACGACCTCGGCAAGTTGTTCCTCCGTCACATCAGGGTGCTTCGTATGAACTGCGGCCCAGAGAGCGGTGAGGAAAAAGTCGGGGTTGATCTTGGGATCAATTTCTTTCCATTGATCAAAGTTGAAAAGGCTCACGCCAGTCTTTTGCTTGAAAGCGATCACCGCCTTGAGCGGGAAGGTCAGCAGATACTCAATACCCGCTAGGGTGAGCTTCACGCCGGGTGCAATTTCTTGTTGCAGTACGTCAGTGTTCATGGGAATGTTTGTCCTAAGAAGGAAAATGGGCGAGTTCACGGATTTCGGAGTTCTCTCCGACTGCCGAATTCCGCCCGCCGTTTCCAGAAAGGTGGTTAGACCGCTGTGATCGTCACCGCGCCAGTGATCGTGATCTTGCCGCTGAACACGATTTCTTTGGAGTAGTCCACCGATGCCGGAACAAACTCGGTCACGTAACCATCAAAGTCGTACGTGGTGCCGTCCGTCAGCGTGATAAGGAACTGCGACAAGGTACGATTAGCCTGCAAATCATTGAGGCTGAGGTAGGTGTCGTCGCTCGGGTTCAAGACGCCATCGAAAGTCACATCGCCCGGATCAATCACGGTTGCGATGCGCTCCATATAGGCGGTGGGCGAATCGAGGTTGGTAATATCGGCGAGAGTGGTCTTAGCGCCACCGAAGGCAAACTTGCGAAGCTGGGCGACTGTGGTGAAACCCGGAGGGCTGGTCAATACTCCGACTTGCAGCATCGAGCCACGGCCCTGATAAGCTACTGAATTGGACATTTGTTCTCCTTAGTAGTGCTGGTGTTCGTGTTTCAGGACGGCGGTCTGCAGCCCTACTAAGGGATCGGAAAGCGGAAAGTTTGGGCGACTACTGGGTGGAAAGCTGCCGCTGCTTTGGTGAGCAATGGAATCGAGGGGTGACTTGTCGGTCGGACTATTTCGGAGTATCGACTGACGGTTTGGGGGTTGGAAGACTACAATCGAACAATTCCATTTCTGTTTCAGCATCGTCCTTCTTGATATGATCTGACGTCAATCCGCACTTGACGCAAAACCATTCTTGAAGTTCTGGATTCCAGCGGATGTCGGGATGTTTTATCGAGTTCGTCGCTCTAATTCCCCTCGCAATACCTTTAAGCCGTGAAGCGCATCGGCAATAGCCTGCAGTTCGTCGGTTGTGCTATTGCGATCTGTGTCCATTTCCTGCAGTCGCTTGTGAATCGAAGCCTGCGCCGCCTGAAGGCAGGCAGGCAGCTTCTTATCGTCAGTTTCAACAATCGCAGTTTTGTACATGTCGCGCCAAACATAGTCGGCTTGCACGGTTTGCGGATTATTTTACAACACTATTTTGCAGCCCTGCCGTTCGGAGGAGCTACAGCAAACACTGTATGTACAATATCAACTTCAATATCCCAAAATGTCGAATTCATGACCTCTGGCTTCCGCTTGTGGCTCTTGGTTGCTGTAGCTTGTACGTTGGTCGTCCTCATCACTCTGCTGACGGTTCATGCGAAATAGTCGCTCCAAAAATACTTATGCCAACGAATGAATTCGCAGTAATCCAGCGGCAACTTGAGGAAGTAATTGCGGAACTCAAAAACACCACAGACCCAAGGCTTAGGCGAGGGAAACTCCTGGATATGCGAAAACTCCTAGCCGAAGCCGACCGCCTGATGCTCGAAACTGCTGTGGACGAATGAGGCGTATACTGACTTGGGCATATCTTGCCCTTCCCCCTCGCTAACGCCCGCGTTATTCTTGGATGGCTCCTTGAGACGCGGGTCTTCATATAGGCGCTAAAGTTACTTTGACCAAATAGTGATGTCGAGCACCGCACGGAAAATTACGTCCTTCGCACCCTGTTCAAATGGCATGTCGAAGCCGTTATTTGCGACGCAGCCCTGAACCACGGTTCCATCGGGGAGCACCCCGGCGTAGTCCTTGAGCAAGTTGTAGACAGCGGCGGCAAGCTGGCGGCTCTTCAGTGAATCAGCGGCATAGCTATCGAACTGGAACCGCGTCGGGAGGAGTTCCGCCGTCGCATCCAGCGTGACTATCGGAACTGAGGACACGCGATGAATCACTACAAGCGGCACGGTTGCTTGTCGTGGGACGAAATTGAAATAGACAGCAGTCGATGAGCCGAGCAATGTGCTCACGCCCGTGTCAGCCGTCAATAGTTGATATAGTCCGTTTTCGATTGCCAATTTAGAGTCCCAGAATTCTCTTCATCGCATTGGTGAACACATCCAGCATCGTCTGCCCCCTGCTGTCAAAAGTGCGCCGCATGAATGCATTCGG